GAAGAAGCTATCGGCTGTGTAGCTGTACCCTGCCGCGGTAAAAATCTTATCAATCACCACCTTGGCGAAAACGGCAGGGGTAAAGTCTTCGCAGCCCCATACGTTGTAGGGTTTATTCTCCCGGCCTCGGTCGAGCATGGGGTAAACGTACCCGTCCGCCGCCGTGTGACTCCATGAGTCTTTGATTTCTGTCTTGCTCAGGTTATGGTTGTAGGCCGACAAATCCAATTCCGACAGCCGCTTGTTGCGAATCTTCGCGAACAGGTCAGCCGCGACACCATGCACGCTTACTTCGTATTCGATTTCCCCTTTCCGCGTTACGTTAATGTTCAGCAGCCGCATGTATCCGCGCACCTGCTCTACCTCATCCACGGTCACAAGTGCAGCCGCCTTTTTGTTCGGATTGAAGTCGGGCGCGAATTGCGTGCCGGTGTTCAGCTGCTCCTGATTAATGTCGAAGATGTGCCCGAAAATGCGGTTGTTGTTGGAAGTGCCGGGTATGCGGTAGGTCTTGCTCCAATCGGAAGACCGGGCATCCGGTTCGCGGATGTCGGCAATCTCCCTGGTAACCTGCAGGGCCTCATTCTCGGCAATGTCAAGCTGCCGCCCTTCAATGAACAGGCGCATCATAACCGCTGCCTCCGGTCTTTCAATGCCCGCTGAATGGTGATGGAATACTGCACCAGCCCATCGCGGTTGTATTTCCGCTCAAATTCAGCCGTAACCATTGTCACCTTTTCAAGTGCTGAGAAGCTGCCCATGTATGCCACAGGGCTAAAGACAAGCTGCTCGATGAACTCAGCCTCTGTATCGGTCAGGAAGTCCGTGTTCAATACCCATTGCTCGGTAAGGGTTGTGTTGTAATTGTTCACGCCGCCCCGGCTGTTGGCGTAGTTGTATGCACCTGTGGTGTATCGGAAAGAATCCTGTTCAAATGTCTTGCGCTCTGCGTTCAGGCTGCGAACCGTGCGTTTCCGGAAGGTGTACGAATCGAACCCGCCTAAGGTGTTGAGGAAGTGAAGGGTTACCGGATCGTACTTGCTGCACTCTGACCACAGGTTAAAGCGCATGGTTTCGCTTGCCTTGCCTGCATAGCCGGACGGGTACACCTGGACTGTGTAGTAAGATTCATTGCCCGAAGTAAATCCGATGCTATTGAAACTGGTATCGATGCAGAGCAGCCGGTCTTTGTAATCCGTGTAGGTTCGGTTCTTGGTGACGGTCTGTAACAGGCTGCCCGCTGCGTTGTAACTCTTAAACTCAACTACCTTGTTTACCGTATCCGTGCCGAATAGCGCGGTTAGGCTGTGCTGCTCTGCCGCCTGTACGGAGCGCGGCCGTACATCGGTAAGGAATTTTGCCCCGGCTGTGCCGCCGGATGCGGTAAGGTAGTCGGCAACAGCGAAGGTCGGGAAATCCTGAATCGGTACGCAGGCATCCCATGAAAACTTGTTTGCCGTATTGACTACCCCGGTTGCCTCTGTGATGACCCCTGAGCCGGATTCGTATCCGAACTTCGCCCGCCACGTCGCGATCCTGTCTTGCGGGACGATTGCCGCCGCTGATGGGGGTTGGAAGTCGTTGCCGACATAGCTTGCGATAATCTCTGTGACATCGAATACCGCTTCATTCTGTGTGCTGCCATACCTGATTGGTGCTTTGAGTTTAGCAACGATTGAGCCGTTTACCTCTACCTCGCACAGATAGCGGAAGTTTGCCGCTCCGGTGATGGCGTTATCCGATTCTTTGACCACGAAGGTCAGCGGATTGAACGCGGGAGAGTACTCGGACGGCTGCTGCTCTATTGAATAGGCCATTTCTTATAATGTATCGAAAAGCAAAATGCGCCCAATAAAAAAGGCCACCCTGTTACTGATGGCCTTCGCCCCTTTGTTTCATGCGGCAAACAAAATACCAAAAAGGACCGCTCCCGGAATCTCTCCGGACAGCATACGGGGTTATTTTACACACCGCACAGCCTCTTCCATTCGCGGATGGGCTGAACGTGATGGAAGTATTTAGCACCCTCAGTCCAATGGCGGTGAATGGGGGTTGTTACCTCGCTGTGTGAGTAGCGGGAAACTGTCCACTCCTGCGGGTCTTCGCCATCCCAAAAGACGCACAGGTCTCCGGTGGTTAAACCCTCTGCCATGTAGCTGCCGGGCATTGCGCGTACCTCTTCAATCGACATCATGGCTGTACACTTTAGCTTCCTCAATCCATTGCGCGGCCTCATCGGCTGTTACCTGAAAGAAGGTCAGGTCATCGCCTGCGAATGCTTCATCGTGCAGAGCCTGGTCAAGTTCTGCCACGCTCAGTTCAAGGCCGAATTCTTCCGTGATTGATTCCCACGCCTTCAGGTAGCTGAACTTTTCGTACCGCTGATGCAGGAAAAACTGCGGGTCGGTGTGTACGTTCATGTGCAGGTAGCCATATGGGCAATGCTTGTGCAGCGCGGATTGACTGCCTTGGATTATGAAGTGAATTGTGCGGCTCATGATTCGATGGTGATTAACCCCCACAGGATAGATACCTTCTTGCGCTGCATGGGTGTGGTTTTTGGTTGTTGGAAAAGGTCAGTCTGCGGAGTTACATTGTATCGCCTGATTTTCTTCAATTCACGCAATACAGCCATTGCGTCTTTGCGCTGATTATTGCTGACGATTACATATCGGCCTCTTCCGACCTTCCTCGCAATACCAGCCGCAACCCATTGCGCGGGATTTACGCCCATCTTAGATTTGGAAAGCTCGTCGCATAGATTTATTTCCTGCTGATTGTGACGCTCAATGAAGTTGATGTATCTATTCAGAGCGTTTTTATGAACCTGCTTCATAGCTTTATCGCAAGCGTCTCCCCTCCCGCTGTGTAAGTTGGTAATTGCACCTCTTCGCCGTCAGCCGTGACCGTAGTCGTGCCGAACTTAGTAGCCTGCTGGTAAGCAGCCTTCGCCCGTTCTTCGATGGCAGAGAGTGCCGCCTTGGCTTCCGACCATTCGCGGATGGACTTGTAATCCCATCGGCCGGCCGCTGCCTTCTTCTGAATCTCGCACCCGAAATAGTGGAATGTCTTTTCGCTCCACTTCGCGGCCTCGCTCATGGCTTGGTCTTTCAATTGGCCTTTCAGATCAGCCGCCATTTTCTCAATGCGGGATAAGGTGATGAATGCCGCCAGCGGGTCGATTGCGCCGCTGTCCTGTTGGATGGCGTAATCTGCCAGCGCGTTGATGATGTGCAGCCCCTGAGCGTACTCGGTGTGCTGCTGTTCGGTGGTGTGTATCTGTTCCATAGGTTATTTAAAGAATGCGCGGAGTGATTTGAGGTGGTTAAAAATGCGCTCAACATAGAGCCATTCTTTCATGGTTCTTTCTGATGTGCTGCCTATTTCAGTGTTGCCCAACGATGCACGGTTTAGGCCATTACTTGTCTCAACATAAAGTATAACCTCGTTATCGTCCGACAAATGATTGATGTTTCGCACGCATACAGAACCTGTGGTCTTTGCGTCAATAAAGTCAATGGTTATCTCAACATCGATTTCGTAATCGCCATGTGAAATTGTTAGTCTCTTTTCATCAATAGTACGTTCCACATTGTGTTTGACCTCAATGGTCTCTGTGGTGATTATTGGCTTTTCCATCAGCGTAGTGCGTTAAATTGTCCTTCAGGCTTGCGATTGCTCACAGGGAATACGCGGAAGCGCGTGCCGGTCTGACCGTCAGGTGTGGTCACGGGTGAATCGAATCGGATAACGGTCTTGTCTTCGAATGGGGTGACGCTGTACCCGATGCCGATTGATGGAAGGTTGTGCATTTCAAGCCAGCCGCCGTTAGCGTTTTTGGCCTCTGTGCATACTGACTTGATGAAGTCAGCGGTGATGGTGTGTTGTGCTGTTTGCATGGTTCAAAAGTAATATCAATCTGAAAACCTGCAAGAACTATTTTCGCAAAACAGCCTAAACGCTTACCGAACTACACCAAATATTTACCGAACAGAACTAAGAACGTCATAAAAGAATTGCACCCTGTCAAGATTCACCTGCGAAAGGTCACCATTGGCAGACAGGTATTCCGCATTGGCCGTGCCGTTTAACTTGCCCTCATACGCCTCATACAGCCGTGCCTTCCATTCCGAGCGCATCCGGGCCGTGTAGACTCCCGGCGATGGGTGGTTAGCATAAGGCCCGAAGTCCGAGGCAATCACAGGCAGCGAATAGCACCCGGCCTCTTTCACCTTCAGGTCACTTTTCACCCGGTTAAATCCATTGGAAATAATCGGGGCTAAGACTACATCCATGCGGCTGTAATAAATGCCGTACATAGACGGATGAACACCGGGGCGAAGCTTCAGCCATTCAGGATGGCCCACCGGCGCAAAGGCATTGCCCACGGCCTGCCATTCCGCATCTGCCTCATCGTATCCACAGAGGTTGAATTCGCTGCCTGTTTCCTCGCAGAACTCCCGGACGGCATCGGCAATAATCAGCAGGTCGTATCGGTGCGACCGGCTGCCCACATACCCGACCCTGAACCGCTTATCGGGGTTTTTATCCTGATTCCATTGCAGCTCAGTCAGGTTCAGGGCATTGGGAATAACGAAGGCGTTGCGGTTGATCTTGCTTACCTCTTTTAACAGCCGTTCATTTTCGCAGATGACAGCATCCGCCGCGTACATGGCCTTTTGAATCTTGGCCGACAATCCGCGCTTCTCCCATTCAGCATGAGCAGGGTTGTAACGGTTCATCATCCAATGGTCGTCCATGTCCACGATGAATGGAACGCCAAGCGTGTTCAGTATTTCAATAATGCGCTCCTGTGGTTCGGCAAGTGTTCCATTCCATATCACCAAATCATATTGGCTCAGGTCGGGCAGCGGCTGGTAATTGCCTTTGTCATCCCGCGTAGCCCAGATGTCTACATCGGCAAAGTCCCTGATGCGAAGGTCGTGCAATGGGGCATACAGCCGATGGTAACTCACGCCGCTCATGCCATTCAGTATTCCGAGTATCTTCAATTGCTATGGAAGTTATAGTGGTGTGTACCTTCGGTGTCGATGATGTAGTGCAGCCGGCCGACTACTTTCAGCCACGGGTATTGAAGGCGGCAGATGGCCTCTGCCTGCGCCCAGCTTATCGCCTCGATGTTTTGCCCGGCGTATTTCTTCAGCGTGCCGTCCCCCTGGTCAATCGCGGTGAACTCTGTGATGTAGGTTTTCAATCGAGCTTGCCTTTATAGTGTTCGATGATCCGCTCCATGTTGTGTGCATAGTAGGCCGCAAAGGTTGTGAAGCCTTGCCCGTCATTCTGCCAGTTCACGAACAGCACAGACCGCAACCGCTGCGAAGGGGTTTTGCCCGCATCGCTGAGGTCAGCATGCAGGCTGTCGATGGCCTCTTCTTCTTCGTGGCTGAAATACTCCGGCTTTATTGCGAGATAGCACAGCGATTGATTGAGCGTCATCAGTTCGCCTGCCTTAGCCGGGTCAAGTTCCTGAGTGCCAAATGTCAGCGAAAGCGTCCGGTCTTTCCGGGTGCGAAGGTTTTCAAGTTGTGCCGCTACAATCAGCATCAGTTGCTAAGGTTCATGGTTACGATGATCTCGCCTTCATGCTCGATTGTTTGTTTGTCTTTCCATCCATAGTTACACTTCAGGTCAAAGATTAACCCTGTGGTGTTTCCATTGCCCTGCATGAGGTGATATTCCTTCTTGCGCAGAATAACTTCCTTAATCCCTTTTATTGTCCGAAAAAACGCCTCGCTGTGATTCTCCATCGCTGCCAGCCCTTCGGTGGTGATTCCCATTTTGTAACAGAAATCTCCGAGGGTTGGAATAATCGGGCAGGGTACGGAAGTAAGCCCGCCTTTGTTGTTCAGGACGTCCTTGGTTGCCGCATCGCAGGCGGTTATGTATTCTGTGAACGCCTCTTGCAGGTGTTCGGGTTGTTCAATCTTTCGGGGTCGTGCCATGTAGTTTAGTGTTTACGATTTGTTTCAGTTTATCTTTCGGTAAAAGCGTGCCAAAGTCTGCCTGATAATGGCAGGGTCGGCAAAGTGCAATCAGGTTATCCGGTGTATCTCGCAACTTGCTCCCACCCATGCCACGCGGTTGGATGTGGTGAATGTCGGATGCCACTACGCCGCAAACCTCGCAGCCGATAAAGTCTGTCTTTGTCAGGCCGCGAGATTCAAGATAAACCATGATGTAGTGTTTCACTTCACAATATACTTACCGGTCCATCGGAACTTGCCTTCATCGGTTGCCTCCTGCTGCAATTCGATTTCTCGTTCTGCAATCTTCGCCGCAAGCAGTATGGTTTCTTTCAGGCCTTCAATCGTTGGCATGAAGTGATTGGTATCGTCGCCGTCATGCGGGTAAGGATTAAACCGTACCTGCCCACCGTGTGCGCCCGCCTGATTGACAGCGGATTCGATTAGGCAGATGCCGCCGGGCAACGTACTGATGAATGCGTTGACGATGCCCTGCACCGGGTTGTATAGATGGTAAACCACGCCGTAGAATAAAACCACATCCCATTGATGAAAGAAGCATGGCCGATTCATGTCTGCCCTATTGGAAGGTGTGTAAGTGAATCCGAACTGCTCCGCGATGTAGTGCGCTGTTTTGCGTTCGTTGATGTCGATAGCCATTACTTCAGCCGCTCCGGCCTTGACTGCCCTTGCTGACCAATACCCATCAAAGGTTCCGATATCCAGTACCTTCTTGCCGGTCACGTCCGGGAACAGATACCGGTCACCTGTGGCCGTATCGTAATCATGCTGCCCTTTCGTCTTCGTGCCATCGGGCAGGGTGATGGAGTGCCACCAGTTCAGGTTGTCGGGGTTTATGGGTTTCTTAGGCATTGGTAAGTTTTTCGATGTGATGAACCATGTTGTCTGAATTGTAAATGACCTTCCAATTTTCGCCCGTGCTGACTACATTAGGGCAGTAGGGTGAGAGTTCCAATGCACGAGGATGGTCGAATATTTCCGCGATTGCAAACGGGCTGCTCTGGTTTCCGAAGTGCATACGCCCTGCTGTGATGACCTTGGCCATTGTCAGGAAGTCTGCTGTGTCTGCCTTTACAGCGGTAGGAACGTGAACCTTAAACGCTTCGTATTCCGATTCCACGCCAATGAAGACCACCCGGTAAGGCTGGTCATTAAGAAGTTTCCATTTATCCATACCGCCTGCCGCGTTGTTGCGATATCGCTCCGATAGGTTTACTGTAATGTAATCAGGTTCAACAGCCCATCGGGTAAACTTCAGCGCAGGGCCGGGCCTTAGCTCAGGGTAAACCGCCATAATCCACCGGCGAATGTCATAGGCCGCAAGATTTATGCGGGCCTCGCGGAACAGGTCTAAGTCATAATCGAACTCTTCACCTTCCCAAACCTTGCAGGCAATCCCAAGATGTTCAACCAGGGGAATCAGCATTTCACAGGTTGCCTCGTTCAGCATCACCGAGCCGCCCGGATGGTGCAAGCCTGCCGCGTATTGCGCCGGTCGGTTGGGGTTGAGATACAGGACGTGTGCGCCCGGTATCGCCGCGATGGTGGGCAGCATATAAATTATGTCTCCCGCGTTGCCGCTGTGCTTAAATTCCATAGAGGTTCTCAAGTTGTCTCATTGCATCCACCTTGCACGATGGGCAGGTGGTAAGTTTTCGATTAAGGCAGACGAAGGCCAGCCGGGTTATGACCGCGTTTTCATCAGCCGTAAATGTCCATGCAAGGGTACGCTTGTACTGCTGCCACTTTGGCAGAAGTGCCGCGAATTCCGCCCGCTGCTCTTCGGTCATTGGTACAGGGTCTTTGAAAAGAATCTTGCCAAAATCGGGGCAATACCGGCGTAAACCGGATTGACGTGCAGCAGGGCCAGCGCAACAATGGAAATCCAAAACGACAGGCATTCAGGGCAGGCAAGGACAAAGTATCCGCCGAACACACCGTCGGGCCGCTGCTGGTTGTTCAGCGCGAATGGAACGGAAGCCCCGGCGATAGAAACGAGCATTAGGAAAATGTCAATGGTCATTATGCAAATTTAGGTAATATTTTCAATTGCCTTAAATATCTGAAACACCACCTGTGGCACTACTGCATTTCCGTAGGCTTTAATGGATTCGTTTCGATGCCAACTTTCAAATTTTGCAAGTGCGGTTTCAAATCGCCTTGCTGCCAATGCAACTTCATGTGGCAAGAATGACAAAGAGTCATCAAATTGCATGGCTCGTTGTTTTTCCAATTCCTGTCCCTGTGGTGAACTTCTAAAGCTTCCGTACTTTTGCAATGTTGGCATGAAGTGCCGAGAAACTTCCTCGCAAAACGGTGATAAGTCCCTCTGTGGCTGGCTTCCGGTCGAATATAATTGCATTGTTTTGAGCAATATTTCCGGCGATTCCAGCGAGTAAAGTCCTCTAATCTGTTCCCAAATCTCCGCCTTTGAAACTCTTTCCCACACTTCAGGCACGTTTTCGATTCGGTTTTCTTGGCTTGTGTAGCTAATGGTTTGATAGAATTCATTTACCACAAATTTAACCAATTTATTGGAAACCCCATCATCTCGTTTACGAACAGGGGATTGAGTTGGGAAGTTTTCCCAGTTTCCGCGTTCCTCAATACATACCCTGGAAGTGTATCGCGGTTTGTTTGGCTCTCCGGAAGGGTTGTGTTTTTTCCATCCTGTGCAGCCGGTGTCGGAAGCAAGCCCAATGTTGCCAGGTCGTTTAATCCGATCGTCCACCCCTGTTCTTTCTTCCGCTGTATTCTTGGCGTTTCCGACCTGTGACCATTTTTGAAATTGCTGGCCTCCGGTGTCGGCAGTAAACCCCTTTGATAAATAAACCCCGTCTGAACTTCCTGTGCAAGTGTTCCGCTGTTCCCGAACACCTGTTCTTTCTTGCTCAAATTCTCCGTGTGTGCATCCGCTGCGCATGGTGTTTTGAGTAGCCTCGGTGTCGGAAGTAAGCCTCTGTTCATCAACCCCGGCAGACTTGGAGAAAAATCCTCCCTGTCCGTTCCCGTTAT